CTAAAAAATAGTATACAAATGATACTACCTGTGACTAACATATTAAGTAAACCTATATAATCCGAAAAACGAATTGTACCTTATTTTAAAAACGAATTGTACATATAAAAACCACGCACACACATTGTACGTGGGTTTTAATTTTTGTAATCAAATAGGATAATTAGCTGTTAATCTTTCTGTTAAATCTTCTTGAAAAACATCTATTTTGTTTTGAATAGTATTTGCTCTTTTAGATTTATCATATCTCCAAGTTCCAATTTTACATGCAAAACCTTGATTGGTAACTACCCAAAAAGCCCAAGCTCTCAACACTTTATCTTCAGGGAATAACCATGGACTTTCATAAATTATTAGAGCTTTTTTATAAGTTTATCTACTATGCAGAGTTGCTTCTATTTTTTTTCTTAAATCAAAATAGTTATGCTTTAAAACCTCATAAAAATTAACAATATTCATATTGACATCATTAATAACTTCACATTTAGTAGGTTTTTTAGCCCAATACACAGCTCCTCCTCCAATAAATGCCTCTGTGTATATTTTATGTTCAGGTATTAAAGGTAAGATGTTTTTTAACATCATCTGTTTACCACCATAATAACTAATTGGTGTTTTAATTTTCTTAGCTGTCACACTTTTTTTCATTTTTAAATACTTTTAAATGGTTGTTAAATTGTTTTTAGAAGTTCTTCCTGTTTGAAGAGCAGTTTCAATTTTATTTCTACTTGCTTCAAAGAAAGAATTCACTTTTGCTGCAGTTAATAGATAAGTTTCATTATTAATTGTTGATATTTCTGTATCTGTAAAAGTACCAGCCTGATTAAGCAAAAAGTAGCTTAACCAATTAATTTGTGCTGATTTACTTAAACTGAATTTTTTTGATTCAAATACAAATCCTTTATCTATCTCTTTTTTTGTTGCTTCATCAATTGAAGCTATTTCATTATTTAATATAGAATTTGATAGATTTGGTATTTTATCTAAAGGTGTATCTATAATTACACCTTTTGAAATTGATTTTAAACAAACTCCCTCTTTATATAATGGAAGATTGTTTTCATCAACAATTAACGGGTTAAACTTAAGATTTTTATCTTTGTTATTAATGTCTATTGTAAATCCTTTGTTTGTTAATTCTTTTAATGAATTAGCAATTAAAGATACCTTAACAAAAGGTTTATTTGCTGTTTGGGTTAATAAATAATATCTCATTATACTTCTTTTAAATCATAATCAATTATACACATACTAATTCTATTGTTTATCGTGGCGGTGTTTTGGGTTCCTACTATTTGAACATCAATATAATTTTCGTTTTTATTCAAAATAGTAACTGGATTCCAAATATTACCAGGATTGTTAGGGTAGGCTTCTGTAGAAATAAATCCAAACACATCATATAGTTTTTTTCCTAAATTATGTTCAATTCTTAACTGAAGTGTTGCTGGACTATAATAGGAGGTTCCACTACTTAACTCTCCTGAATGAGTAAAATTTTGGATAAGCATATTACCACCATTATTCCCTGCATATTGTTTAACATTAACCATTGTGTTTAGCTTAACCTTTTCTAATACATTATACAGGTCTGTTAGAGCAACTGATGACGCAAGTACATTTGAATCGTTAGTGTTCCATAAATCAGTTTTAACTAACTTACTAGACATTACTTCATAAATTGTTTTTGGATATGCTGTTGGAGGCCCCGTTACCAACTTAGCTCTTCTTACTTCATAAGTTTGATTGGTTGTAGCATCTTCAAATAATTTGTTTCCTGATGAATCATAAGCAACGTCCAAATCAAAATAAACAGATGCTGGAGGATTTAAAGTTAAATTTCCTCCAGGGAAATATAGTATTTCTCTGTTTAAAAACAGAAATCCTTCTGCAACAGTTACGGTTGTACCACTTGAAGTTTTAACACAACCTGATAGAATTATTGTGTCATTTGGATTTAATTCAAATGCAGAAAGAATACCTGCTATTCCTTCTCGATATGAATCATCCATCCACTTTAAATCACCCAATACAAATGGAAATCCTCCGTTTTGAGTTGTTTTTAATTTATTCATAATTAATAAGTTTGTATAGCAAATCTTTTACCTGCTATGTTGTATTTTTTTATTTGGTTTTTCATTATAATTTCAACATATGTTACCGCAATTGGTACTTTTACTATAAAATCTAATGTGGTAACTAATTCAGAATCATGTTTTATATGTAAAGGTTGTTGTGGCGGAATTTCAGAATTATTATATAAATATAATGGTAGTCGCCCTTCAATTTTATTGTAAATATAAGTGTAATTAATATTAGCAACATCCTCTATATAAATACCTCTATTAGTTGGGTCATACAAGTCATTTAAATAATGTTCTAAGTAAATGACTTGTGCATTAAATTTTAATTGATAATTAATTTGGTTATAAAAGTTATAAAATATAGAATGTAATGACTGAATAGGCTTGACAGCACTATATAAATATTCCTTGAATTTTATTCTCTGCATAACAGCTGGGGTTATGCTATCAACGATATTATGAAAATTAATATTAAACATAAGGAACGTAATTTATCAATGTAGATAATGGATAAAAGCTATCAACAGTCATATGACCTGAAACAGCATTATAATTCTCTATAATTGGCTGATATGGTATAGAACCATATTTAGCTTCAGCTGAGTTTATAATCGCATCAATTACTCCACTTGCTTTTTGAACTTCATCTGTTAATTTAGTTAAATTTAAAACTCCATTAAAAGGCAAATTTTGAATATGATTAGTTATAGCCAACTCTATAGGTTTAATTGTTGTATTTGATATTAATTCACCATTTAAGTTTAAAACTAAAGGGTCATATACTATTTTATATGATATTTTAAGGAGGTCAGAACTAAAGCTGATAATGTCAACATTAGTACCAGCAAACTTTATTTTATTAATGTAAGCCTCAAATGATGTTTTTTCTGATAACGAAAGAGGAACAGGGAGACCTGAAGTAAGTTTTGCAACTTTTATTCTTACTTGTCCCCCTGCCTCTATAACAGCAGCTCTTTTAATTATTTTTGCAGACTCATTAATTGATGGATAACTATATTTATTACCATCCCATGTTAAAGTGTCACCATTTTGAAAGATTAAAGCCTGGTCCCTATACCATAATGTTGTTCCTGTAACTAATTCAGCTGCTCTCTGCTCAATTTCTATTTTTTGCTGATCAAACAATTTTTCTAACGACCATATACTTACTGCAATTACAAAAAATATTAATCTCCATATAGCTACTTTACTTGAAGATGTTAAATCGTTAAGTAAATTTTGTGAATTATCAACGTTAGGTTGCAATAAGTTTAAATTACTCATTGATTGTTTTTCAGCAACCATTTCATCATAAATTTGTTGTATTGTTCTAGCCATATTTATAATATTTTAAATGTGTCAAAAATCATCCAATTTGTTTTGCAGTAAATAAATACTTCTTGTGGGCTTAACTTCCACCAATTAGGAATTTCATAAATCCATGCAACATATTCAGAACAATACATTCTACCATCTGTTGTTTCTGATGATTTACCTTTCCATTTTCCTGTTAAAATATATTTAGGTTGATACCAAAATAAGGATATAAAATCATATTTTGTAGAACCAACTTTTGAAAATGCTTTTATGGATACTTCTTTATTTTCAATGACAGATAGTCTTGATACTTCAAAGTAATATCCAAACTCTTTCAACCATTCTTTAAGTGGTCTAGGGTTCACTCCATTTTTTTGAGCATCAACAATATAAAGTTGACCCCAACATTCTATAACTATAGCTGTATGTGAAAATCTACTTTTAGTAAACTTCATTATCAGTTTTGATAACAATCTATTTCCTCTGCAATGGAGAATATCTCCAGTTTTTAATTCATTAATAACTTTTGTTGACATAATTTTGTATATAAGTGGTTACTTCATCTATTAATTGTTGATTAACATAATTTGTTGGCTGTTTATTTTGCATTTCTCTTAATGCTGATTTCCACCAACCCTCACATAAGAAACTTTGAGCTACAGCAAAATAATCTGAGATTAATTTTTTAACTGCATCTGTTTGATTTAACAATACCAGTTTTGCTCCCATATAGTCAGAATATAATTTACCATCTTCTCTTCTTTTTGGGTATTTAGATGCTTCAACGGCATAGGCTAATTCAATATCAGTCATATTACTAGATTGATTGATAATATCAATCAATCCTTTGTCTAAACAATACGTTATATATTCCTCTCTATTCATCTTAATTCGTTTTTACAGAAACAATTCTACCATTTACGCCTAATTTTCTTGGTAAAAACACAGGCATTAAATTTATTTCATTTGGAGTTAAGTTTGAAGTTATAGTGTAGATTGGATTAGATTCATCATCCCAATTTTGTTTTAAAAAATCAGGTAATTCATACATGGTTATTATTGAATTTTGGCTACCATCATTAGTAATTACTATTTTATAATTTTTATTGGAATTCCAAGTGTAATTAAATGTTAATTGTTGTGAAGATAAAACACCTATAGTTCCATCATTACCAAACAACCCAATAATACCATAATCTCTAAAATATAACAATGTTTCCATTTGACTAAATTGTAGAGTTGAAGTTTCGTCAGTTGCTGTAGAACTAACTCCAGCCATAACTGTTGTTTGAAAATTTCTAACTATAAATTGTATAGTCTTATTGTCTCCTCTGTGAAAGTTTAGAAACTCAAATTTTAACCAATCTTGCCACTGAGAAGAAGCATTGGTAATACCTAAACCTAAAGAGTCTCTAAATACTGATAAACTGCTATTATGTCTAATGTCATTACTTTGAGTATTTCCAATTGATAATATTTCACCTCCACTTCTTAAGTCTACCCAATTTTGGACTTTAACAATACTAAATGTATTACTTCCAGATTGATTAGTTACAGTTAAATCAAAATTACCTGATGCACTACCTACTATTACATTAACAACTAATGTATTTGAGTCTATAAATTGAACTGAATTAACTACAGTTTCTCCACTAATAGATACATTAGAATATTGATCAAAATAAGCTCCATTTAAAGTGAATGTATTTATGCCTCCATTTGAAATTATAACCTCAGGATTTACAACAACTGGAAGAGGAAAGTTAAGGATTGTTTGTGTTAAACTTGCTGGTGACTTAGAATTTTTAAAAAAATTTATAATTTTATTATTATTCTGATTTGAAATATTAATTAATAGTTGTTCTGCTTCATTTAATTGAGTATTTAAATCAATTTTATTGGTTTGTAAAATTTCAAAAACAGACTCAACACTTCCATGTTCCTGAATAGCAATATCCCAAATTGTTTGGTTAGGTTTAGTATATGTTTTTTTTAAATCACTCATATTTGGCAGACACTTTTAATTTATCATTAAGATAACTTACTTCTATGTTTTTTGCTTTATCATATTTTAATTGCAATGATATTTCACGCTCTAAGGTTTGTTTGGTTATTAAATTTAAAGGAGCCTTAATATAATTTTCTATTCCAACACCAATTAAAGGATGTTGTTTGTAATGACCTTTAGAGGATAACAAAATATGTTCAACATGTTGCTCATCACTATATTCAACATTAAAATCACCATTTAAAATTTTCAAGTCTCCTGTATCTTCAATTAAAATATCGTTAGCCATGTTTTACTTTATTATTTTCTAACTCACTTGAATTAGTTGGGGTTAATGAAATGTTACTCCCTGTTAAAGGAGGAGTTGTAACAACAGGGTTAGTTGGAGCAGGAGGAGATGTGTGGGTGTGTGAATTAAAACTGGCTGTTAATTGATTAACTGCAGATTCTATATCGTTTAGTTTTTGTGTTAATTCTTCTACTTTAACTAATCCTCCAAAACTATCTCCAGATAAAACAATTTCATCAATTAATAATCTATACTTATCAATTTCAGTATAGCCACATACAAATGAACTTTGTATATTATTATCAATAAGTCCAACTAATACATAACTGTTAATTTTAGGAACTATTAATATACCTTTTTCATTATTATCTATAACAGCTCTTAATCTTACATCAAATAAATCAGGAGAGTTTTGCAAATCAACATCACAAGTCATCTCATTTTCATTTACAGAAATAACTTTACCTACAAATACTTGGATTTTAATTTGGTCTTTTATTAAAGCTTGTATAGTTTCTTTCAATGTCATGTTCTTGCTCCTAGTTTAATTTCTTGTCTAAAACCTCCAGTCGAAAATGAAGTTTTAACGGAATCAACCCAATAAAACCCTTCTTTATCACTTTCTACTGTTAATTTTAATTTAACAATATCTCCTTGTTTTACAAATGGTTTCCCAAAAGCGGTAAAGGAACCTCTCCAACCATCATATATAAGCCTTTCTTTTTCTCTATCTGCAGCCTCTTTTAATTCTGATTTACTTAAATTATAAAAATTAAGAGTTCGAGATTCACCGTCAGAAGAACCTAGCTCAATTTCAGTTTTAGAACCATCAGCATTATTACTAATCGCTTTAATTTTTAAACGAACTTGATCCTTAGATTTAAATTCAAGATCATCAGTGACAATATTACTTTCATTAGAGTCTAATTTAAAAACTAATGTATTTGCAGTGTTTTTATCGTATCGTTTACCAATAACAAGAGAATCATTTCTAAAGAATGAATACAATCCAAAATCACTTTTAATTTGTTCCAAAACTTTAGCTCTTGATACATTATCAATATAATAATTACCTAATTCAATATTGTAATAATTAACTTTATAATCAGAATAATGTTTATTAACTAATTTTTCTAGGTTCATTTTTTTACCACTATCAACAATTGTATCTTGTTTAAGTTTCCACATTTCGTCTTCACATGATATTTCAATAGGAACTTTAGGTTTAATGTTTGTAATATATCCTGTAAAAACAGTGTTTAAATGGTTATTATAACCTATTTTAACACTTACTTTATCACCATGTTTAATGTATTTAGATAATTTATTGTTATTAAGTTTTAAATTACCTGGAAGCTTTATCACAGCTTTGTCAGTTAATAATTCCCAAGAGCTTTCAATTTCAACTGAATTAACCCAATTAAAAACAATATTACCTATCAATATTTTACAAACTAAAACCTTCATTATTCATCAATTGTTAATTCAATCGGTTCTTCACTAACCGCATTAAAGGAATAAGATTGAATGTTTACAAAAGGAGAGTTTGATAATTCATAATCTTTAATAACAATTTCATATACACCTAAAGTATTTAATACTTCATGTACTATTTTAATACTCTGTTTTGCTATTAAAAAAGATTCAAATTCTTTAACCTTATCTTTTGGATAACCTACTCCATGACCAGCAATAAGTCCAGTAACATTAATTTGATAATCTCCATTATTAATAAATTCTTTAACAGATGTGTCTCTACCTTGCACTACAGTTTCAACAATGTTTTTTTGACGTGAAATTGAAACTACTGCGCTTTCTAATAAATAATCATCATTAGTAGTTTCAATTTTTTGGAACAATAAAGGCATATAAATAGGTAATCCCTCAAAATGACTATCCTTACTATAAGTGCCTACTTCAGTATAATCATATAAATCTGATAATTCAATACTAGCTTGCTGTAAAGCAGATTGATAGTCTATTTCACTATCTGTTGTTAGTAATGTATTAACAGCATTACCTAACCTAGGAGAATAACCTCTTATTCCTATTAGTGACAACAATTGCGGTATGGTATATTCTTTTGCCATTTTAACTTATTGCTACTTCAAAATCTCTAACTGCACCTACTAATGCTTCAGATATCATCTCTTTAATTTTTAATTTAGACATATTAACAGAGGGAACTTTAATGATTAATTGATTCACTAAGTTTTCAATTTTAGTGTCTATTACTTTTTTTTCAGCTGAAGCAAACCCAACTCCTTTATTTGAATTAGAAGATGATGATGTTGGATGTGTCCCTGCTTTTTTCGGTTTATTACTAGAAAAAGGCATGTCTTTATAACCTTTAGGTGAATTTTGACCCGTTTCTTGAGCCATTTTATCTGAAAAACTCATAGCCTTATCATCTACAGTATGCTCAACATTAACTGTAGCTTCAGGATTATCATCTCCAAAACCAAAAAATTCAGCAATTGAGTCAAACACTCCCATCACAGCGTCAACGATATCCGTTGCCCAACCCATCACATAATCCCACATATCACTAAACCATTGTACAATAGCATCTTTTGTCCCAGGAAATATTACATCTATCAATTCTAATAACCAATTAAATGGATTCATATAAGTATTCCAATAATCCACCAAAATCCAAAACCATTCAGTTATAGAATCCCAAAAACCAGTAAAAAATTCTCCAAAACCTGACATACTATCAGTTAACCATACAAATCCAGCTACTAAAGCTCCTATTGCAACTATTATTAAACCGATAGGATTCATTGTTAGAGCAATATTAAGTAACCATTGTGCTGCAGTTGTTAATCCAGTCCATACTACTTGTAATCCCTTTAAGAAAATATCCTTCATCCTTAAGGCATTTTCTTTAAGCATTAATCCTAAAGATTTATATGTTGATTTATTAAACAACATTTTTGCTTTATTAAGAGCAGTAAACAATGGTAACATTTGAGAAATTGTTAACCCCATTTTAGCCATTAAATCAACATAAGGAACTAAGGGTTGTAACGAATCGAATAGTGAAATTTTAATATCACTCAACCAAGCACCAAATCTACTCATTGTAGATGTTGTTGTATTTAACTTAATATCTGCTTGCTCATAAGCAGTATTAGTTCCTGTTATTGCAATGGTCATTTGTTCTTGAGTATCGATATTTTGCAATAAAGCTTGTGCTGCTAATTTATTTTCTTTACCAAATAATTTAGAAAGTAAAGCTGAATCTTCCTCAATAGGTTGCAGTAACCTTAATCTATCAGTAAAGCTTAGTGTTTTATCAGATAGTTTTTCAACATCAATACCAGCACCTTGTAATTCCTGTTGCACATCTTTTGGTAAAAAACGTCCTTGATTTAATGATGCTAAAACATTTCTTAATGCAATTCCTCCTTCAGCTCCTTTTTTACCAGCTTTATCTAAGGTTTCAATTGCACTAACCATTTCATTAAATTCAACTCCTGAAGCTTTAGCGTCTCCACCAACATTTTGAATAGCAGCTTTTAATTGTGGTAACTCTGCAGAACCTTCTTTTGCTCCGGCCGCCATCATGTTCATCATGTTAGTCATTTCTTTCTGAGCCAATATTGGATCATCTAAAGAAACACTATATTGATTCATTGCTGTGGTCATAACTTCTACTGCTGCAGTAGTATCACCTCCCATAGTTTGTGACAATATAGATACATTGTCTGCCATAGCACTTAATACTTCAGGGGTATTGGCTAATTCTGGCCCTAATTGGGATAATAATAATTTGTAAGTTTCAACAGAACTAGCGGCGTCACCTCCAAATTTTAAAGCATTGTCTCTAGCTTTATCTCCCAATTGGTCTAATTGATCACCTGTTAAACCTGTAATAGCAGATAAATCTGCCATAGATTCTTCAAAGTTTAATCCTGGTTCTGTAATAGCATCAAAACCTTCTCCAATATTTCTGACATTATCAACAATTGATGAAAATTTGATTGAGTTTATTGAATTTGATATTTTAGAAAAGGAATCTTTAGTGTTGCTTTCTAGAGTTTGAACAGTGTTTTCCAAACTAACAAAATTTTGTCGCAATTCTTTGATTGCAACAAAGATGTCTCCATTAATCTTAATATTAATATTTGCATTTTCAGACATTTTTTGCTATCTTTGTTTTATGAAAACTTTAATACCTCTAGTTGTTTTTATTATTTCAATGTATGTTTCAGTACACCTTATCAATTTTTCATTTAATGAATGGTATTCTTTGATTATAATGCACTTAATTGGTTTTATTGTTTGCTTCTTGTTTTCTTTTTTGGTTAGAAAAGAATATTTTAACTAATCTTTTTTCCCAAAAGCAGTAGCTAAAGCTTTTAACACTGCATTTTCCATTAAATCTCTATCAAAGTTTTTTATCCATAAAGCTTCAGCTAATAATTCAGCATAAAGCTCATCAGATATCAACCAAGGATTTATATTGAAACAACTTCTAATTAAAGCGCCTCCTTTAAGAATATCATCAACTCCAGCTTCAGTTGATATTAAGCTGGAGTTTACAGCTTTTTTATTTGTGCTTGCCTAACTTTAAATAGTGTTCCTAACTCTTTAATAGCACTTAACTTAGCTTCATCATTCGTCTTAACAATTTCATTGCCACCTAACCAACAACTCTCAAACATAATATTACCACTTTTTACAGGATCAACCTCTGCAAATTTAGCAGCAAGTCCTACTATTTTTAGATCAGGTTTTTTAAAAAAAGCTGAAGCTTGATTTCCTTCATCATCTAAAGTAACATCTATTTGAAATACGTCACCATGACGTTTTTTCCATTCTTTAATCTGTGCGGCTGTTATTTTTTCCATTTTATTTTAATTTAATTCCATTCAATATGGGAGGTGATTAATTCTAATTCTACTTCTATGACAGTATCTCCTTGTTTAATGTCTCTTTTGTTATTGGTAAACTCGCAGTTTCTTATAACATGGGTTACTAATCCGTCAGAACCTACAGGTAAAAATGAAATAATCATATCAAATGGAGGTACATCTTGAATACGTTTACCAATACCTAAAGCTTTAACAATTGCTTCTACTTCATAAGCATGTAAAGTAACCTTTGATGTAGCTTCATATTTGCCTCTACCTCTTGACACTGGAAATGCTCCAGCACCATAATTGTTTTGTTTATCTTGCTTATCTTCATAAGATACAGCTGTTATTCCACTCACAGTTCTACCTAAGATGTTTATTTTAACATCTGCCCAACTGTGTCTAGTTCCGTTAATTAATGGTGTACTCATTCTTAATATTTTTTAAAATGGATTTGTAAACCCAATAGTTACACTTATTTTTCTTGCAGTTCCTGTAGGTACTAATGAAAATTGTACCTGAAGCTCTGAAGATGATAGAATGTTTTGATTAGGATCAACAAACACATCCATACTACTTATTTCTTCAGATTTTAACATTGTTTCTAAAGCTCTACGCCCATCAGCCTCATAAGACTTAACAATTTCAGGGCTTAATTTTCCAGTAGCTTGATCTATTAATACAGGAGAGTTTAATCTTGGTAATAATATTTCACGAATAGCTCTAACAGCTTTGTCAATAGTTCTATTGTTTTCAATAAAAGAAAAGTCATCTGTTAAACTGATACATGTTGGACTATCATTGAAATAAATCCCTGCTCTTCCAATGTGATTTCTAAAGAATATAGTCCCATTATCATTTAAAGTATCTAGCACACCGTCAGGAATACTAACTATTGGTGTATTTGAAATTCCTGCTGAAAGTAATGAACCTCCATATAAATTGAATTTTTCTACCCATGCAATGTTTTCATTTACAGAAGCTTTTGAAATTGCACCTAAGACAGTTCCAATAGCAGCATATTTTTCATAATACTTAGTTCCGCCAATAACTTTATTAGCTATAGATAATGATTGTCCAACCATTACACTAACACTTTTTGAGTTTTGGTTTCTGAAATTAAAACCTGCAGAATAATCAAACCCAGGTCCTTCCAAAATAATTGAAACAGGTCTATGTGAAGTATATTCTTGATCCGCTAATGCTTGAGCTAAAGGTATAGCTGCAGTGACATTAGAAAAATCAGTAATTACCTGTGTAGGATTGAATGATACTCCAAGTTGTTTAACCTTACCTTGAGCTTCAATTAATAGTTTTTTAGCATAAGTGGAAAGTGAAGGATTAACCATATCAGTGACTGATACATTTTGTGACACAATCATTAGGTACAAATCACCATCAGGGTTAATTCTAAAATACTCGTTGATATGTTCATAGACTAATACCTTGTTTGCTGTATCATAGTTCTCATCTAATCCCAAAGTAATAGCATCTTTAATTCCTTTAAGTCTATATACTGTGTCAAGTTGAGCACCAGCAACCACAACTACACCTTGTGTAATTAGTCCTGATATCATATCTCCAGCAGGGTTAGTTCTTCCTAACCCTCCGTTTGTTTTGGTTATAATTACATCATTCATTATTCTTCCTCCAATTTAGATTTTGATTCAAGAGCTAATTTTAATTCCTCAATTAAATCTGATTTTTTAGTAGATTTTAATTCAATTCTGTTTTCAACAGCATAAGATTTAATTTCCTTAACTGTCATAGAATCTAATACACCTTTAGTTTCTGTTGATGAAATAGTCTCTATTTTATCAACTTCATTTCTGTTAATAGTTTTAACTTCTCCTCCAGTTTTTTTAGCATGATCAAATGCTAAATTTTTTGCTGAGTTTAAAAATATATTACCATCAGTTGTTAGTAATAATTCTTTTTCATCCTTGTGATAATTAAAAGCCTCTTTTAATCTATCTTTAACTTCTGCATTAGTCTTCATATTCTTGTAATTTTCGATTCTTCTTTTTTATTAAGGGTAAATCAATATTTTTAGTAACTGTTTTAGCGATTTTTTCAGCTGATCTGCCTATTACATAACCTCCAATACCTATAGATAGCAATTCCCAAAATTGAGGCTCAAGTTTAACATTTGTTAAATTGAACAATGGTGCAATAAACTTTACATAAACAACAATAAAAGCAAACATTAACATAACAATTGGTCTCCAGTTTCTCTGAAGTTTAGTTCCTGATAATTCTGTAACTAATACTTCTTTCTGAAAACTTGCAATGTCTTTTAAGTTTTCTAATACAACTTGAGAAATTTCCTTTTTTGCTTTAAGTTTTTCGTCTTCAGATGTAGATAATTTATCAACAACATCTCCTACACTAGTGGTTAATTCCTTAGCACTACCTTTTAAAATTTTTGTTAAAATTCTATTCATCATTTAGTGTTTTTATAATTAACTATCATCTGAAAGTGTGCTTCAGCAATTTTGTCTAATTCTTCTGTATTCATTAATATTTCTTTACATTCAACTTTATTTGTGTAAAAAAAGTTTTCTGAAAGAATAGCAGGACATTTTGAATTTGCAATGATGTAAAAATTAGCCTCTTTATCAACATCATCATCTTTTTTATCAACTCTAAATGTGTTATTAGGAAATTGCTTTTTCATTTCTGAAAATAACAAAGTTGCTATTGGATCACTCTTAGTGGTTCCACGAGTAGTATAAACTTCCCATCCATGTGCTGATTCTTTTTTAAAACCATTTGAATGAATTGATATTAAAAGACAATTATTAGTACCATAAGCTCTACAATAAGCATTAATTATGTCAACTCTATCATCTAAATCAATATCTGATTGTCCTGATGTAATATAATGATAAGGTATATTATCTTTATCTAATTTTTCTGCTAAAATGCTTCTAATAATTCTATTACCGACACCTTCAAAGTATTGACCACCATCTTCCCATTTTGGTGAACGCTTACCTGGAGTAACATAATTACCATCAATGATACCCCCATGTCCAGCGTCTAATAATATTATTAATTCTTTTTGCATTTATTAATTCAGTTTCTTTTCTCTAAATCTCTAAGCCTAATAGCATGATTATTCAACCTTTTATCTTGCTCGTTGTTTTTTGTGGTTTGGTTTTCAATTTCAGTTTTATGAACAGATGTAGTTATTGTTAATTCACCAACTTTTTCAATTAAATCATCTAGTTTGCCAACCAACTGCTTGAAACTTGTCTTAGCAACAATTGTTAAAATCGTTGCTAAGACAGATACAACTCCCGTTAATACCCATATTTGTGTTTCAAGCATTCTTCCTCCTGGTTATATTGTTATTAAACTACAACAGAGTATACAGCTCCAATTCCTTTGTTTCTTATAGGCATTGCCAAACCTCTCATTTGGAAACCATAAACATCTCCTCTTTCTTCTGGATCTTTTAATTTAGCAAACATGTCAACAGTACCTTGACAACGCATTACTTCATTTTTTTGAAATGCAACAGAGCAGATAGTATCTGTTGTTGGTGCAGGCGCAGCTCCATAAGCAACTTTTACACCTGTAGCTTTATTGTATACAGGCATTCTTTTGGTGGCTAATGTGTATATTTTAAAACCTCCATAAGTGCTTTCATTACTAAAGATAGTCTTATATAAAGTTAAATCTTGTTTTCTTAAATGGTTTTTATGTTTAGTAGATAACACAAGTATTCTTCCTTCTGCTCCAACTTCTGCATCATCAAATGCAGTTTCTAAATCAAGAATATCTTGAAATGTTAACATTTTATGACCAGTTCCGTCATCAGCTCCTGATGTTTGTAAAACAGGCGTGTAATTTCCATTTGATGATGGCGCAAAAGCGTGAATAGCTTTTTCCATATACTTCATTCTTAATGACATTCTGTGACCGTATAATACTGAAGTACGTTTATCATAACTTAACTCTGCAATTTCAATATTTCTAATTAAAGTATTTTCAGTATCATAAGTGTCTAATGTTAATGAAATAGGCGTGTCATTTCTCTGAGCTACTGGAATTGGATATGTTGAGTTATTAATTAACACATTTGGATTAACTCCTGCTTCAGCTAAATGTATAACGTCATTTTCAACAAATGCACTCATATCTCTAGCCTCCTTTAAAAACATATCATCTCCATAAAAACCTTCCATTAAGTCAGGAAGCCAAATTTCTTTATTTAACCCTGCAAATAAGGAACCCTGAACTGCTGGTGTCATTAAACTTACTCCAGTAATAGTTCCTCCAACTGCTAATACAGGTAGTCCTGTTGAAGCTGATACTGCTATACTAAATAGTGATACTGCTACTAATGCGAAAAATGTATTTAAAAATCGTTTCATTGTTTTTGTGTTTTTGTGTTTACTTATTAATAATTTCTTTATACTTGTCAGGATTATCTTTTTTAATAGCTAATAATCCAGCAGTATCTTTTTTACGCCAATCAGAAAAAGTCCAATCTGATCTGTCTTCTCCTCCGTTTTCAGGTTTTTCTCTACCAGCTAACTCTTTTTTTGTAGGCAATGCAGCAATTGTAACTTTTGCTAATTCAAAATTAGTGCTAGCTAACTCTTCAAAATGAGATTTTTGATCAGCAGTGATTCTCCCTTCACCAAGTGCTGTAGTAATTAACTGATTAACTTTTTGTTCTATTTCAGCTTGTTCTTTAGCTTCAAGATTTTTTAATTTTTTGCTTAAAGTTTCGATTGCAGAATTAACATCCGAATCAGATGCTCCTTCTATCAAACCTAAAGCCACATAACTCTTTGCGTTAAGTTTCATTTCTTTATTGTGTTTAATTGGTTTTAAAATTCTACTTAGAGCCAACTTAAAAGCTTCTCCTTTAAGTTTAACTCCTTCACTGTTATACAATGTAATTGCATTTTTATTTGATGGAATATCTACAACACTACATTCCATAACTTCAGCTTCAACCTTAGGTGTTTGTCCTTCTTTTTTTTCAACAGATAAAATTCTAATACCTAATGAAGCTCCTTTTACAAAATCTTTTTCAACTCTTTTTTTGATTTTAGCAGCCAAAACTTCATCTTCATCTTCCATAAATACTGGAGTACCTGTAAGCCTACCTTTTTCAACTTTAAGATTAGACCATTTACCTACTAATTCATTATGATTGTATAACATTACAGGATTAGACATAAAGCGTTCTAATTGTAATTTTTCCATATCAATAGAAAAACCAAAACTATTAATGCTTTCGTCTGATAATATAAATTCTTTTTTTTCTGGCATATAAAAATAAATGTGTGTATTCTGTGGGACAAATTTCAGTCCTTTTTTATGTTATTCAAAATTTATAAAGTTAGTCACTTAAAGCTTAAACGTCTGTAACTTAATTAATAAAGGTTGGTTGTGTTTAACTTTTTTTTAAAACATAATAAGGTGCAAACTTTGTAATATGACAAACAAAGAAAAAAAGCAATTAGCGTATAGTTTATTCATTAAGTCAAGTCTTAATCGTAAAGAAATAGCCAAACAAGTTGGTTGTACTGAAAAAACATTAAGAAGATGGATTGAAACGGAGGGCTGGCAACCAATAAAAGAAGCGCAGACACTAACTAGAGGCAAATTACTACAAGATGCCTATTCACAACTAAAAGCTATAAATGATAAAATTAATAATGATTTAGGAGGCATTCCTAATAAAGAATTATCAGATGCCAAAGCTGTTATAAGGAAAGAGATTGAAACTTTATCTGGTCATCCATTACATTTATATGTTGAAGTTTTTACTGAATTTATTGATTGGGTTACAGATAATCACAAATCTAAAGTCCATCAAGTAGTTGAGTTATCAGATGGGTTTATAAATGATATAGCAAGTAAAGAAGGTATATAATGGCTAAGTTAAGAGATAAACAAGCTAAAATTATTTGGGATGCAAAAGTTAAACTTTTGCGTGAAAAAACCTTTATTAATCTTAATGAAACGAGAAAAGAACAGTTAACCCGAATTGAAAAAGCAAAAAAAGACTATGAATTCTTTGTTGAATTTTACTTACCTAATTTTGCTACCACCAAAACACCTAAATTCCATATTAAAACTGCTAATAAAATCAAAAGAAATAATGAAATTTTTATTTGGTTAAAATGGGGGCGTGGTTTAGCCAAATCTGTAGTTGGAGATGTTACAGTACCATTATGGTTGTGGATTAATAATGACATCAAATTTTTATTATTAATAGGGCAGAAACAAAATAAAGCTGAAATATTACTTGATGATTTAAGACTGCAATTTGAAGGTAACGAAAGGCTAAAACATGATTTTGGTAGTCAAAAAAACACAGGGTATTGGGAAAGTGGTTTTTTTATAACAAAAAACGGATTTATAGCTAAATCCATTGGAATGGGACAAGAACCAAGGGGATTTAGAATTGGTGGTGATAGACCTGATTATATAATATGTGATGATTGGGAAACCAAAGAAACGTTAAAAAACCCAAAAAGACAGGATGAGTATGCAAAATGGTTATTAACGGGAATTATTCCAACTATGGATGGAGACAACCAGAGAGTAATATTAGCACAAAACCAATTTGCGCCTAGAATGATTTTTACAAAAATAGTTAATGAGAATAAAGGATGGATTGTATTTGAACAAAAAGCATTTGACCCTAAAACTCTAAAACCTATTTGGTCTGACAAATATCCACATGATTATTATTCTAAAAAAATTGAAACGCTTGGTATTTTAAATGCCAAAGCTGAGTATAACAATGATCCACATATTGAAGGTAAAATATTTACTGATGATATGATTCAATGGACTAAACTCCCTAGGTTAAATTCTTTTAAAGCTATTGTAGGAACATGGGACGTTGCTTATGCAGGAACTAAAACTTCAGATTATAATGCTATCAGAGTTTGGGGACTAAAAAATGGTAAAAAATATCTGATAGACTGTTTTGTAAAACAATCTAAAATTAAACCTGCTGTTAAATGGATAGCTCAATTTCAAAAGAACTTACCTAAATCTGTTAGTATTCCTTTTAGATTTGAAGCTCAATTTTGGAATGATGAAATTGAAAGAATTATTAGTGAAGTAGAACTTGAGGAATCTGTTAATTTACATTTAGTCAAATCTGATAAACCAAAGAAAAAGAAATTTGACAGAATGCTAGAAATGCATCCACAATATCAAAACGGAAGAGTTTACTATAACATTAAATTGAAAGATCATAATGATACAAAAGAAGGGTTAGCTCAATTAAAAGGATTAGAACCTGGATATAAAGGTCATGATGACGCACCTGATGCAGATAAAGCAGCATTTGATTATTTAGATAAATATAATAGACATTCTGAAAGAACTTTTAGAATTGCTTACAGAGAATCACGTAAATATTAAAATATGAATTTTATAATAAAAACAGACTTGTTAAGCTTAATTGATTTAATAACTTTAGATACAATTACTAATAATAATGACTCATTACTTGATGAGGCTGAATTAAAAGCAATTGAAGAAATGTCTAGCTACTTAAATGTGAGATACAAAGTTGTTGATATATTTGATAACACTATTGCAAAAAACCCTTTAATAGTAATGTATCTATCCGATATATTATTATATCACCTACATAGTAGAATCTCTCCAGATAATATCCCTGAATTAAGGCTAAACAGATACAATAATGCAAAAGAATGGCTTGAAAAAGTTGCTGATGGTTTCATTGATCCATTGCTTCCTCACAAAGATGAAACTGAAAAAATACCACTTAGATTTGGAAATAGTTCTAAAAAACAAAATCATTATTATTAATTATTATGGCAAAAAAAAGACCAAACAAACTGTTAGATAAACTTATAGTTTCTAATACATCAAGAGCAAGAAAAGACATAAACAATTGGCGTGTTGCTCTACAACAAGCAGAAAATGTTGATAATCCTAAAAGGGTATTATTATATAGCCTATATGATGAATTAGTAATTGACGCTAATTTATCAGCAGAAATTCAAAAAAGAATACTTGCAGTTAGAGGTAATCAATTTTCAGTTTTCAATATAAAAGATGGTAGTACTGATAATGAAAAAACAGCTTTATTAACTAAACCTTGGTTTTATAATTTCATTGAGTTAGCAATGGAAAGTATATTTTGGGGGCACTCTCTCATTCAAATAGGAGATTTAATTGAAGGAGAAATATCAAATGTTCAGCTTGTTAATAGAAAGCATGTAATACCTGAAAAAGGATTGTTTATTTATAGACAAAATGATGAAAAAGGAGTGTTTTACAGAGAAGATAAACAATATGTTAATTGGTTGTTAGAAGTTGGAGAAAAAAAAGACTTAGGTTTACTAAATAAAACATCTCCTCATGTTCTATACAAAAGATTTGCAAACAGTGCTTGGTCTGAATACTGTGAGATTTTTGGTATGCCTTTGAGATATGGTAAAACAAACGTTAAAGACACAGAGAGTTTAAATCGCATGGAAAACATGATGATTAATATGGGAGCGGCAGCTTATGCTGTAATTGATGAGGATGAGGAAATAAATTTTGTACAAGCTCAAGGTGGTAAAGGTGAAGTTTATGATAATTTAATAAACAGAGCTAATTCTGAAATATCAAAGTTAATTAATGGAGCTGTTATTGGTGAGGCTTCATCTGGAGGTAGTCGTTCTAAAGAAGAGGTTGGAGAAAGAACTGGTAATATGATTACTGAAGCAGATAAACAATTTTTAGAAGGCTATATTAATGAGACTTTAATTCCTAGGCTAATATTATTGGGATATCCTTTTAATGGTTTTGCTTTTAGATTTGAAAAAAGTAAAGATATTAAAAGCTTATGGGAAATAACTCAAGGCTTATTAACCCATTATGATGTGGATGAAGATTTTATTACCAAAACATTTGGCATTCCAGTTTCTAAAAAGAAAGAAGTTGCACCTAAATTGTCTGGTAGAGGTTTTTTCGACTAAGCCCCCTAAATTTGGGGGCAAACTTGGATAATCTATATTATGGTTGTTGTCATCACAGTTTTTCTAACTTAGATCTTTTAGAATTAAAACTATTTAAAGTCTTTAATCTTAAATATAATAAAGATAAAGTTATAAATGAAGCTAAATCAAACCAAAAAATCACTTCAGAGGAATTATTTAAAAACACAAATAAAACTTTAACTCTAGCTTTAAATAATGTGTATCCAGTTAAATTTGAAGATAAACATTTTGAGTTAATTAATAAGTTAGAAAGAAACATAGGAGAGTTTTCAGTATTTAGAAGTTCAAATGTGTTGTTAAATTTAAAAAACAAAACAAAAGAGGAACAAAATGCTATACTTAACGTTTATGAACGTCATCTAAAAGTTGAATCAGATTATGTTACAAAAGTAATTAGAAATGCTAAAAAGTTTTTAAAATATCAAGAAGATGCCGACTTATATCCTAATTTAGAATATTTACCAAGTAGTTCTGTTAATAAAAGACAAGAACATCAAGAGCTGTATGGCATTATTAAACCTATAAATGACCCTTTTTGGCAGAATTATTTACCACCAAATGGATGGGGGTGTCAATGTAGAACCAGACAAACAGATAAAGCAGAAACTAAAATTAAAATACCTAAAGTTAAAATTCCAAATGGGATAACTGGTAATGCAGTTTTAAGTCAAACTATTTTTACCAATAATCATAATTCATATAAACCTTTTAAGGTTGATGTAGATAACAGAGTTTTTCAAAGTAAAGTGAAAAAAGAATTTGAACAATTAAAATTAAAAACACCATTTAAAAACAAACCTGATTATAAAGCTAAAAATGGAAATACTATATATGTTCACACTTTTTGTGATTTTTCGGATTTAAATTCAAACTATAAAGTTGCAAAATTATTAGTTAATAAAATAGAAAACCTTCATATTAAAATAAGACCACATGCTAATAATGTTAAAACAAATATTGGAGATAAAAAAACAAGTAATCCTGAATACTTAATAAATGGAGTATATGCTGATTTAAAAGAATTAAATAGTTATAATGTTAATAATAGATTTTCATCAGCTAAAAAACAAGGGTGCAAAATAGTTGTTTTTAAAATATTAAATAAAAAAACAGAAATAACAGATGTTTTAAATTCAATTAAAGGGAAAATTAAACAAAGAAAAAGCAAGGTTTTTGATAGAATTTTTATTGTTAAAGGAGATACTGTTGTTGACTTTAAGCCAAAAAGAGTTGAATAAATCAACTCTTTTTAGGAGGTTCTGCGTCCACAACGTTCCCCGCCGAACCATTACAAAGATATAAAAAATATTATTAATAATAAAACAATGGCAGATTTTAACGACATATTAACAAAGATTAAAGGAATTGAGAATGTACTTGATGATGCAAAACGTATAATTGGAATTGAAGCTGTTAATTATTTTACTGAAAGTTTTGATAAGCAATCTTTTAATGGAAAAAAATGGAAAGATGTTAAACGTAGAGATAGCTCAAGCGTATGGTATGGATTTGAATATGGAGCTAAAACACCTCCACCATCAAGCCATCCTAAAAGAAAAAACGCTAAAGGAAAATACATCCCTGGAAAAACAAATCCAACTACAAACTATAGCCCAAATGCAACAAAGAAAAAAATATTAAGCAGTAAAAAAAGTGAATTGGAAAATTCAATTCAATATAAAATAACTGGCAATATAGTTAAAGTGTTTTCTGACAAAAAATATGCTAAAGTCCACAATGAAGGAAAAACAATTAGTGTGTTTGGTAAAAAAACAGTTAAACTTCCTAAACGACAATTTATAGGCAAGAGTAAAGAATTAGAGGAAATAATAATTAAAAAGATAAATAAGAAACTTAAAAAATATTTGTAATGTATATAGACTATTATAGCGCCATTAAAACGTTAATTAATCAAGGTTTAAACAGTATTAAAACAATTGATTGGTATAACAGACAATATGAAAGATTTGAAAAACTAAAAGCTTCAGCATTGCCAGCTGTATATGTAGAGTTTCCAACACCAGCTAATTGGAATACTGGTGGTAATGGATTGCAAACTGCAGAAGTTTATATTACTTTGCATATTGTTATGTTTGATGTAGCAGATACCCCTGAACCTGTATTAACTTTAGCAAATGAAATCCATAAAATAATACATTTATCTGTGCTTATTAACGGGCCGGTACAATTAAGTACTAGATTAATGAGAACAAAAAGTGAATTAATTACAGAATATGATCAAGTTAAAGTTGTTACATTAACTTACACTACCACTATTTATGACTGTTCTACTGCTCCTAACCAAATAAATAGTAATCCTACTTTAGTTATTGGTCAATAATAGGCATAAATTGTCACAAAAAAAGCTCACTAAATTAATAGTGAGCTTCACTCCATGCCGAAAGAGTGTGACGAAACTTCCAGCTTAACTTTGTTTGATTTTTATTAAATTCTAATTGCCACATGATTACTTAATTTGTTTTTTCCAATAATTACTTAATTCATTTTTAAAATCCTCTAATGATTTTATACAGTCATCTTCAGGTAAGTTAACCAATTCTTCCAATTGGTTAAACATTGATGCTGTTCCACCGTAAAAAGCTCTTTTTGTTTCTACTTTTTGAACAGGTGACATTTTAGTTTCTTCTAACTGCATTTTAGTTAGGTAAAACTTATACATTTCCTCAATTTTTTTCATTTTTATATTTTTTACGGTTAAACACAATATCATCAATTGTATATTCACTCAAGTAAAATTCATCACTAAGCATTGTTAATATTGCATCTTTAGTGTACAATTTAGTACCCTTGTATTTTTTATTTGAAAGTTCAATAAATCTTTCAACTATTTTCTCATTTCTAGCTTTTAATCGTTCTAATTTAGTAGTTGCCATGTTTATTTTTAGTTTTTAGTTTTTCGTAGTTTTAATTCATTTTGATAAATTTCTACAGCTTCAGGTAGCTCTTTATATTCAGCTAGTTTTATCTGCTTTTTTAATTCATCATCTGTCAATTGCTTACATGTTTTTGGTAAATGCTTTATAAAATGAGAATAATTGTTGTAGTAAGCTTTCTTTTTTACAACTTTAGGTATTTGTTTGTTTTTTTTCCATTTTTTAAACGCATCAGTTAGTTTAGATTTATTATTGTCATAGTTTTTAATAGCTTCTGATTTAGCTTTGGCGTGTCTTTTTTCACGTTCTATGGCTTTTTGTTCTAAATAACAAGGAACCCAATCATTGAAGACTACGTTTGAATCAATTTTGAAAATCTTACCGCCTATTTTACCTTGCCTAGCATGTTTAAACATCAACATCACATCTTCTATTGTTTCATATTTAAAAACATCAAGTAAATCAATAGCCATTGTAAACATCTGCTGTTGATTCATTCGTTGCTTAGAATTATAATCATCATTCATTCTGCTAATTAAAAAAACTAATGTTTTAATCACCTCTTTTTTATTAGTATTAGCCATGTGAACTAACATAGTTCCATCCACAGCTTGGCTAATTGACAATTCACTTTCAAACATTGCCAACTCAAGATTGTTTTTACTTTTTAAAGAATTCATCAACAATTGAGTCTGTGGTTTGCACACGCTCAGTATTGGTAGTTCCTGTTTTACTGCTTCCATTTTTTAATTGTATTAAAAGGGTTGTTAAATTGCTGTTAATTTGTTTTAATTGGTTTTGGTTTTGATAGAATTCATCTAACATTTTCCAATTATTAAGAAGTTGTTTCCATATATTTAAAGCTTCTGCTTTAGTTGTAGATATAGATTGAAGATAATTAATTATTTCCTTTAAAGATTTTCCTTCAGTGGTATTAATTTTTGGATTAAATTTATAATTTAATTCAAAAAACATAAAGTATTCTTCAATAAACTTAGTGTATTCACTTAATTCCTTAGTTTCAATCAGGTCATAAACAACTCTATTTTCAAGCTTACAAACAACATCTTTTATGTGATGTTCCATAAAAGGAATTGCTTTAGTTAAGTGTTGCCAAAAACTATCCTTAACTCCTCCAGACTTGTGTTCTAATCGCTTAAATTGACCATTATGATACACTACTACCAATTTGGTTTTGAAACGTGTAAAGGTTACATTATATTTATGTGTTTGTCCCATCTTCAATTAATTGAAATAAATTATCATCAATATCAACTTCTAAAAATGGAATTTCATGTCTCATGCCGTTCCATCCAATTAAATCACCACAAATAAAAACCCACATTAATTCACCATTTAAGTATGATACTTTTATTTTAGAACCTTTAATTACATATAAATTCATTTATCTATTCTTTTTATAAATGAAGTATAAACAGATTCAGCTTGTGTAACTAACTCCGTTAATTCTTTTATTGAGTATTCATTCAATGCTTTATGGTATTTGCTATATTTTAACATCCATTGTTCAAATTCAGTTTGTGAATATTTCATGTTTCTAACAAAGTATGACCAAACTTTTCTACGCATTTTGTTTTCTGGAGATTTCATCCAATTTGGGTTTGGTTTATTAAAGTTTAGTAATTTATTAAGCTGATTTATTAATTCTCTATACTCAAAAGGTGTTAGGTCTTTTAATCCATGTTTTCTGCCTTCAGTAATATTCTCAATCATTTCTTGACGAGTAAACTTATGACCTTTTGCTTTGAGTTCCTTCTCAATGGCAAAGTATTGTTTATAATTATTGCTCATTTTCGTATTTATTAATATTATCAAGCCATTTGGCTATATTTGACACATTTAATTTATGATATTCATCTAAACTTACTTCTGTGTCTGATATTCTTAAAACTAAAGCTGTAGGATTAATTTGATGAATTAGACCGACAGCTTCATCCATAGTATAAAACTCATCTGCATAAGCTATGTGAGGTTTACCTAAAGCTTCATAAAGCACTTTTTTACATTTAATAAATTCCATTATTCTACAATTTTAGTGTCAATATAATTTCTAACTACTACACCTTCTTTTATTGAACCACTTTTATAAGATTCTGAAAGAGGGATATACTTTTTGGTAATACCATCATAAAAACATAGTTTAACATTGGTAACAAACATTCCTTTTCCTCCTAGTTCCATTTCGTCATCTAATGATATTAATAAATTATCCTCATCTTTAATCTCTGTTTTATTTTTATCTGTAAATTCCATAATTGATGCTGTTATAAAGTTTTATTTTTTGTTTTTAACTAAGTAGGCTTTTTCTACAATAAACTGAACTTCATTTTTAACTTTTGCAATAGCTTTAGCTTTTGATGGAGCGACAGTCATAACTGTTACAAGTTTATTTTCATTATTATTTAATGATAAATAACAATGTACTTTATAAGTTTTTCGAGTTGCTTTACTCTTAAAAAGCCTGCTTATTTTACTTATTTTAGTAGTTCTTTCTTTTTTCTTACCAAACATATTTTTTAATTATTATTTACATTCCTTTTTTGGATAGCTTTATTTTTAATTGGGATTACTATATCATATAAATCTCTAACTGTTTTAAGTTTTTTCTCTTCTGTTCCTCCTTTATCTAACCAAAACTCATTATCAACTACAGTTATATCTTTCATTTCTTTATGAGTGTATGTTATTACACCATTATCAGTTCTCCTATTTAAACCAAGATAATAGACTGATTGATGAGATAACATTTCGTTTAAAAACTCTTCACTTATACAAGTCATAGCTATTAATTAATTGATGAAAAATTTAAATCTATATTGTCATACTTTCCTTCCTCATTTCTGACAGAAATTCTAAAATACATTTTAGAATCAGGTCTACGGATTGAACTTTCAATTAAGTCTAAAGCCTCTTGAAAGGTTGGCTTTTTTATTTTGTTGCGATAACGCAATAAGCCAGTTACTTTTTTTGCATCTAAAGCACCACGTTTTGTTTCAAAAGCATCAAACACTAATTGTTTAATAAAGTCGTTTTTAGCAGTGATGTTGTTTTTAAGGAATTCATCTAACTTGTCTTTACAAGCTTTAATTCCTAAATCATCAAATTCAATTCTTTCAGATATTGACACTTCAACCTTGATGGAACGGTTAAAATTGTACCAAGTAAAGTTTCCTTTGTTCTTTTTATCATTATTAACTGATGCCATATAAGTGTCATAAACATCTTGGCACACCTCTCTAACTTCATCTTTAAAACTTTTTAACTTATTAGATAATCCATTAGCTTTTTTTGCTAAAGCATAAGACTTTCTCTCCATCAATCTTTCAACTTTAGTTGTGCGATTATATGGGATTGACAAACCTGCTTCATCTGTCCACATACTGTCAGTACTTTTTTGAATTTTTAACTCCATATTACTTATTTTTTATTTGGTTAATATCTACATGGGATGGCTCTATACCACCATTATTTTTTCCTATATTTTTTATTCTACTTTTTATAGTTAATTCATTAATATTTAATTGGTTTAGTTTATCAAAATCACTCCACCATTTTTTATTCATTTTCACATTCGATTTATAAACTACTTTTTCAAGGTGTTTAATTTGCTTTTTAACAGTTTTTAAACGCTTGTTTAAATCCTCTATATAATTTGGTTTTAACTCTTCAGACATTATGTTTTGATAGTTTTTTTAGATAAATATTGTAATAATTAGCTTCTGTTCTTCCATCAGCATGTAACACCTCCATTTCCTCTATAAATATTTTATGAGTTAATTTTATATTATGATGTTGAATAAGATCTATCAATTCTGCTTGCCAATTATAAAACTCTACTCTCCACCAAGACCAAAACATTTTATCTCTTGAAATTTTTGTGTAAAACTTATGATATTGTGTATTTGGAGGGTAAATATCTTCTAAGAATTTACACCCTAGCTCAAAAACAAAGTTGTAATATTCAAATTTATTTAAGTTGACGACCTGGAGGATATACGCTTGATTGGATGCGTATTTTTGAAGGGCTTTTTGCTCTTTCGTTTTTGTGGTTTTTTGTTTTGTTAATGCTGGCTGTTTCATAAGTACACGTTAAATTTTTAATTAATTTTTTATCCATATTATTTAATCTATTTTATTCCAGTATTTTTCTGCTCCTTCATGCCAAATAGTGTAAGGTTCTCCTCCTCCAAATCTACTCGTTGCAAAAGCCTTGTAACCTTCTACCATAATTTTTACAAAAGCATCAAATCTTATTGAATTGGCTACTCTTCCTGCAGGTAGTTTACCTTGAGAATGAGAGATGATAATAAATAGTGTTTTAGGATTAGATTCTTTTAGCCTTTTATATTGCTTAAAGTTTAAACCTGAATATTGTAAAGAATCAATTACAACAATTTTTGGAGCTTTATGTTGGCTTAATCTTTTTTCAAGATCTTCTATGGGTTCATTATCAAGCAAAATTATTTTTCGCTTAACTTCATCCATTCCTGTATCAATAAATGCCAATTTCATGCTTTCACTTAACCCCTCTTCTAATGAGTTATAAGCTACTCTACCAAATTTTGTTAAATACTTACACATTTGTAATACAAAGCGAGTTTTACCGTTACCCGAATCTCCCCAAACTAACCAAGTACCTGAAAGCTGTGGATTACCAATAAGGTTATGCCATTCGTTTTCAAACTCAAGTACTTTGAAGTTTTTTGAAATTAGTTCGCTTACGCTAATTGCTCTTTTCATTTAGGCGGCTGTTTGGTTTTGAAGTTTTTTAAATGCGTGTATCTTTCTTTTTACTCGTCTTAAATCATCTTCACAATTTTTGTAAATTGCTTTAATGTCTGATGTTGATGTTATTCCGTTGGCATTACACACTTGTATTACATCTGTATAGCCTACACCATTAAGTTCAATAAACTGTCTGCCTATTCTTGAGTAAATTTCCTTATATCCTTTTTTATTAAGTTTTACCCCTTTTTTTATGCGCTTGGCTAAATGATCAGTTGCACACATTATAATACCACATCTATCTTCAAGCTCGTTGTAAATGGTAATAAAAAAATATAGTACCTGATCTGTTAATTTATCTACTTCATCTAATGTAATAAGAGGCTTGTCTTGTTTTAAAAGTGTACTAATCACTTCTTGCATCATTTCTGCTACAGTTAAACCACTACTGTCACGCCCCATTGCTTGTAATAATTCTGACAAAAAGTATTTACGGTTCCAAAACTCTGAGCAACGTAACATATATGCTCTTTTATATGTTTTAGTGTATTGTTTTATAGCTTCAGATTTGCCAGAACCAGCCTCACCAACTACAGCATACACTAAACTATTTTCTTGACTATCTAATAACAGTTTAGACATCATAATAAAATCTCTTGTTTGTACAATTTGCCACTCTTCAGAACCATCAAGTTGTGAGTTGATTGTTCTCCACATCTCATCAGATATTAATTCCCATTTTGAATTTAAAACCTGACTAATTGTTGCAGAGCTAACTCCTTTTAAAGTGTTAGATGCTTTGTTTTGGCTGTCGAATCGGCTAACGTAACTTTTTAATTTGTTAGCAATAATTTGTTTTTCCTCTTTTTTCATTTTACCTTTGTTTTTTAATTGAATTAACTTTTATTTTTATGAATTTAAAAGCTCCGCTCTAACGGAGCTTTTTTATTTATTGAAGCATTTGCTTGTAAATATTAGTTGCTTGGTCATCTTCATCTTGAGATTCTAATTCTGACACTTGAGATTCTAATTTGATAACTTTACCAATATCTGCAGGTTGTTTTTTATTTTTTGATTTTAGACCTAATAGTCCTGGAGACTTCAATCCATATTGTTCAGGTAACATTCCGTGTTCCTCTAATATTTCATCCATTGTTTCTGATGCTTTTAATCGTGCATCATCATTAAGCTCTTTAATTTTTTGTATGTATTCAGACTCAAACTCTTCTTGCTCTTGTTTACCTCTGTGAATTTCTATTTTAGTGGTTGCCTCACAAACAAATCTAATTCCAAGCGGTGTATCTTCATACAGGTAAATCATACTCATGTCATCAGGGTCAAACTTGATAATAAACTTTTTATCAATATTCATTCTTAACCATTCTACATTAGGATAACCATCTTTATAAACCATGTATTTATACTCCACTTTGTTTTCTCTAAATGAAATACCTCCTGGAGTGCATGTAACTTTTTTAGGACGTTTAATCCAAAATAAATCAACCATATCCCATAATGTTACTTGAGGTGTTTCAGGGTTTTGAGAATTCAAATACATTTCTAAACGTGGCATTCCACTTTTTGGATGAGCAGCTTCATTCCATTCTTTTCGACAATTTTTATAAATTTCAACTACTTCTTTAAAATTTGGAAGGCTATCCTTATTAGCCAACACCATTTCTCTATGAGCTTTACTTGAAATTGATTTTGCAGTAATGTTTTGACCTGTAAAATTCCAATATTTAGCAAGGAACTGTTTTTGAAATCTACCAAATGCACTCTCAATCGTTTTTGATTTTCCATTATATGGTGTTGTTTTAATAGCCAAACGTGCAACCTTTGTTAAAAACTCTCCTGATTTTAACTTTTTATGTCCACCTTGACCATCAAACCCTATTTGATATGGCTTATGTCCTGAAATTTTAATAGCCATTTTATAAGCCTTAAATTGAGCCTCATAGTTTTCTGTTTTGCTGATGTGATACCCTAAAAATACTTCACTAAAAGCATCCATTACTTCATAAACTTGGCAAGTTTCAATTTTACCATCTTTGTTTAAATAGTATAAATTCAATTTGGTTCCGTCAGAATACCACAATGAATCTCTCATACTTGGCAATTTAGTTGTGTGATGGTAGGTAAATTTTTCTTTGGCATAAACATCTCCATGTCTATGTCCATACCATAAATGTTTAACGCCATCTTTATATAAAAACAATCTTAATGTATTTTCATCTTTAAGTTGCTTCCAACCTTCTTTTAAAGCTTTTTCATTATATTCAAACAATAGTTGATTTAGTGATACAACTCTTGCAACTCTATCTGACCAACGAGCTAGTACCCAAAAACTAGCCTCTTTATTAATTTTTTCAGAATTATCATTGCAAAATCCTTTATGAATTAAAACCTCATAACCATTTGAATGATAAGCTTTATATTTTTCTTTAAGCCTACGAACATTTTTAGGCAACGAGTGAGGATAGGTGTGGCGTGGCAAATTTTGAATTACCTCTGATATAGCCTCCCAAAGTTTTTTAGCTCTACCACCTAAAGAATTGGCACTTGATTTACGCATATTAACCACTGTTTTAACTGTGTTTAAGATAGATGCGTTAGCAATGTATTCATTAATGTTTTTTTCAGGCAAGGCTGTGCCATTTGGTAGTGTGTAATCTTTATAAAACTCCTCAGCTTTTATATCGGTAACCAATAAATCTCTAAATCTATTGTGTTTGGTTGTTTTGTAAGGGTCGCCAAACTTGTCTATTATAATTTGTTTAAAACGCTCAGGTAAACTATCATAAACCACTAATGCAGATCTTCCGTTACCTCCTCTACGGATAACATTTAACCAGCCTCTATGTCTTAAGTTTTTATAATTATTAAAAGTCATAACTCCTGCATCATTATAGAGCCAACCACCGTGTACACAAAGTTTGTTTTGATAGTATTCAAACATATTTAATCAATTTTAATTGTATCAATTTTATTAACCTCCTCTTGCAATAGAACTCTTGCTCGTTGTCTAATTGCTTTTGCTCTTTTTGAATTAAATACATAGTCAAGCGATAATTGAACACTTTGCTTAGATGTATTAAATTCGTCTCTAATCATTTTTTTATGATAAGATGAGATGTGAATTCTTAATTTTTTATATATTGTCATTTGGAAATGTTTTGTACAAATATATTCACAATATTTGAATATATCAAAATAATTATTCAAATATTTTGAATTAATATTTTTTAATAATGGATAAATCACTAATACTTAATAAGATAAAAGAGCACTTAAATATTGAAACAAACAAGGGCTTTGCTTCATTTTTAGGGATAAAACCTACTACATTATCAATGTGGTACAAAAGAAACACCTTTGACATTGAATTGGTGTTCAAAAAATGTGAATACATAAATCCAGAGTGGTTACTTACAGGTAAAGGTGATATGCTAAAGTCTAATTGTAATATTGATGAAAGAGACTCTTTATTAAAAAATGAAGAAGCAAAAGCGTCTTATAATGTAAAATCAAAAGAAATACCTTTAATACCTATTGAAGCTATGGCAGGATTAAAACCTGAAGATGTTAGTATTTCTGAGCAAGACATAATGGAACGGTATGTAGTTCCAGATTTTACAGATATTGATTTTATGATTAGAGTTAAAGGAAGCAGTATGTATCCTAAATATAATAGTGGAGATGTTGTGGCTTGTAAAGTTATTAATGAAAAGAGTTTTATACAATGGAACAAAGTACACGTTATTGCCACCAGAGAACAAGGCGTACTTATTAAACGCCTTAAAACAAGTGATGACAATGAATGCTTACTGGCCATATCAGATAATAAGAGCTATGATCCTTTTAATATACCCAAAAGTGAAATATTGAACATAGCACTTGTTAAAGGTGTCATTAGGCTCGAATAATACATAAATTGTACATTATTAAAACTGTAAAACACAAAATACACACATTTTTTTGAACCAAAACGCTAAAAACACCAGTAAAAATAAGCGTTTTTACAAAATACTTATGGTATTACCCCCCCTATCAATCACACAAAAAACACCGTTTTTTAGTGTTTTTTAGGTAATAACCACAGTCAAATCACATATAAAACTTATTAGTTTTGTGTACCCAACTGTATACCCAACTGTATACCCAACACTAAAAACAGCATTTTTAACAAAAAATAAAAACGCACAAAAAAACACCTATAATAATAGGTGTTTTAAAGTTTAATTTACACCATTAATTAGTGTTTAAACTCTGTTTAATGGTAGTTTTAAGGCTATTTTTACCTTTATTAATTACATAATGATACTAAGCGGTATTAAAACAACAATAAAGTGGTACTTTAATGATACTAAAATGATACTAAATGATACTTTTTGTGCCAATTCGTTTTTATTTTAAAAACTCATTAAACACACCTCAATCCTTTTATAAATAAAGCTTTTAAGCCTTTTTTATTATTTATTTATTTGTACAATTCGTTTTATAGGGGGTACCTAAAAGGAAAAAGAAACCGATTATTCCTGCAGTAATTCTATTATTGAGTGGG